TTCTTAAACTCAGATAATGTCCAATTTTGTATTTTAATATTATTATTAGGTAATCCTCCATGAATATTCCGTGGACACATAGGGCAAGATGCTTGGCAATTATTTGAAATTTCAATATGTATACTTTTTAATTCTGCAAATTTAAACATTTTTTACTTTTTGTTCCTCTAAAGATATAAAAGGACTTTTTTTATTGCACATTAAACTACATGATTTAATACCTGTTGAATTCCATTTATTGTGCCATAATTTTTGCCAAGTCTCAGACGAGATTATACTTTTTAAAGACATTTTTTTACAATTTATTAAATCAAATCCTCCTAAACTTTCTATTAATTCAAACACTTCGTCTTTAATTTCTTGACCTATAATATTTACTGATGTATTTTCGTTATAAATTTTGTATTTTTTAAAAATATTATCATCAAAACTAGTATATACCCAGCTGGCTAATATGCAACACGGAAAAACAGTAAAATTAGCGTCAATGAATATACTTTTAGTGTTTATAGGAAAACAATCCAACTCTTGCATTGTAGACCAAAATAATTTTGTAGACAATAAATTATCTTTTGTAACAATAGGAATAGGATTAATAGTATTAGGTTCAAGATAATGAGAAATATTACCTTTCCTGTCTAGCACTGGAAATTTATTAGTAGTAAATCTTCTTGTGTTTTTTAAAACAAATTTTTTAAAACCAATTTTTTTTGACAACAATTCTGCTTGTTCAATTTGATGTTGATTGTGTTTAAAAAGTATAAATTGCCAATTTGCATTACCTCCTGAGGCTATAAAAGCCTTTGCATTTTCTATTATTTTATTAAAATCAGTATCTACTCTATATAAATGATTTGTATCAGCTAAGCCGTCTAATGCGAAAGTTACATCATGATTATAAGGTAAATATAAAATTAAATTTTTCCACCAAGTAATATTTCTTAAACTACCGTTTGTATGAATATGAACATAAGTACTGGGATTATTTTCTTTTATATATTCTAAAATTTCTAGTAATTCAGTATTAAGCAACGGATCTCCAAAATTACCACAAAACGTAAAATTTTCTATTTTATTTACAACATCTTTAGTAAATATATCTTTAAAATCATTAAAAGACCAATCATTCAATTTTAATTCTTTATTTTCTATTCCTCCATGAATATTCCGTGGACACATCGGACATGCAGCTTGACATTTATTTGTAATTTCTAATTCTACAATTTTTAATTTATCATAAGAAAACATTATTCTTTCCAGTTTAATTTATTTTCAATATAATCATTTACAAAATTGATAAAAATTTCATCTGCCGTATCAATTTTTGTTATTAATTTATCATAAATGCTTTCATATTCCGTAGTTTTATAGTATACAAATAATCTATCACTAAGTATAGGGTTACATGCAAGTTTGCCTTTAAATCCTTTATTCTTATCATAAAATTCTTTTACTAATTCTTGCGCTCTATACCAATTCATTTCATTATGTTCCCAAATAACAATATTATCAAGCCTTGTTGTTCCTACACCGCCGCCTATAATACTCTTGAAAACAATTTGTCCTTTTTCATTCCTAGTAACATCATATCCAGGATTAGCTCTACTCGATTCCATTTGTTTTATTCCGGCGTGTTTTAAATCTCTTGTAAATGTACTATCATTACTAAGATCAATTCCTGCTTCGGATATTTCTAAAATCCATGCACTTGAACTTTGTCTTAACCAATTACTATTAAGCCATTCTAATGTGTTATACCAAGATTCTTCAGTTTCTAAGGGCAAGCCACAAATTAAATTTATTTGTCCTCTATACCTTCTAGGAGCATACTTATCAGTATATGTTTGAAAGTCTAAGAGCCCCTGTTTTAACCTATCAGGATCTATACCTTTCCTAATTAATTTACCAGCAGGACTACTAAATGTTTCAATGCCCATAGAATGGCCTAAAAAGCCTAATCTTAAATAATCATCCCAATATTTCTTATGCAAAACGACTAAATCACCTCTAGCAAATCCTGTAAACCAAGGAGTAAAACTTAATTTTTCAACTACATCAGCATATTTTATTATTTTTTCAGGCCTATCATTAAAAGTTTCATCTATAAATCTCCAATTTTTAATACCCCATTTGTCGTATCCCAATTTTAATTGTAATTGAAATTCATCTGCACTTATGCTTACATCTTTCGCCTGTCCTAATATTGGAAAATTACAATAAGAGCATTGAAACATACACCCTCTAGATGTTTCTACTTGCGGACACTCATATTCTTTTAAAAAATCTCTTTTTTCATAATCAATCAAATAACTTTCTAATGGCGCACTTGGATAAGCATGCAAGCCTCTTATAACTTTTTTATCTTTTATTCTTGTGTCAAATAATAACGGAGTAGTTTTTGTTCCAATTAAAAATCTGCATAAATTTAGCAGAGCATTTTCACCATAACTATCTATCCAAAAATCTACAGGTTCAGCAGAAGTAACAAGTGCATTTTGTCCACCGACTACTATAGGGATGTTTGGATACGTAGTTTTTAACCAAGACAAAAATTGATTCAAATGAACAGAATAAGGATTTAAAAATGAAGTTGCAAATACAAATGCTACTACATTATTGTTTACTCTAGATTTTACAAATGCCTGTAACTGCTCTTCTTGCCAAAATGAGGTGAAATCAACAACTTCTGCATCCCAATCTTGTGTACGTAAAAAAGTAGCCACTCTATGAGACCAAATATTTCTTTCCCATCTTTTACCAGTTAAAGAGAAAAAAATAATTTTATTCATAATCGAAAACCACTTACTTTTTTTGTTGCATACTTATTTGTGAGTAAAAGTTTAATTTTTTCAGCAAACCGTTTATTCTTTGATATAGTAAAATGATTTTCCACTATTTGATTTTCTCCTATAAGATGGTCATCGGCAAATTGAAATAATGCCTCGGACACTGTGATGCCTGTATGAAATTTTTTATTAGTTGGATATTTAAAACTATAAAAATGTATAACTTTTTCTATTGTTTTATATGATGAAATTATTTCGTCTAATTCTATATACCATTGTGTTACAGCCCATTCGCACCAAGGAGTAAAATATAAATGTTTGTAGTAATCTTTTGTGGCATTCCATACTCCTAGAGGTATATTATTTGCAAATTTTTTAGTCTCATCGTACGTTGACATACTGTTTAAAGGATAGTTTTCATCACTCCATAATCTATTAGGATCAGTATGTATAATTATTAAAATACTAGGAGTGTAGTTATTTAAACAGTCAATTAACTGCTTTCTTGTAGACCACCACCCTGCACCTGAAAATCCATTGCCCAAAGGTACATGATCATTATCATCTGGGAAAAGTAATTTTGTTAAATAATAAGGCCAATGTCTTTCTGTTTTCCTATAAGCACAAAAACTGTCGCCTACAATACATATGTTTTTATTCATATTATTTTTCTAAGATTTTTTCTATTTCTGATATTTCTGTAAAATGGTTAAAGCTATAAATTTTATTTTCATTTTTCCTAATTAAAAACTTATGGAAATTCCATTTAGGAGAAATTTTTACAATATTAAAAATCTCCTGATAATATTCTGAAATATTAGATCCAATTACATTTTTCTTAGGCAAAATCTCAAAAGTTATGTTATAAGTTGTTTTACAAAACTCTTGTATATCTCTATCATTTTCAAATTCTTGATTATTAAAATTACTAGATGGCTGGGCTATTATTAAAAGATCTTTTTGTTTGTAATTATTATGCAAAGCTTCTAAATCAGCATATTGTCTTGTAAACCCGCACTTACTTGCAGTATTTACTAGCAATATATTCGAAAAATTGTATTTTTCAAAACATTTTGGTATATCTGTATCAAAAATTTTATTATCTTGCCATGTATTTTTTTTAAAAGTTTCAAAAGACATTTTTTTTACCAATTATCATATATCTTGTATATTTTTCTGTTTCTAGTTCATCTTTAAGTAAAGTTGATATGTTAGATATTTTATCAAATTCATTTAATGATTTAGAGCATCTTATGTGTTCTTCCAAACTAAAAAAATTATTACTTTGCAAAACAATCAAAGACGAACTACTTATCAAATTAAGCCAAGTATTGTAAGTATCTTGTTTAATATGTTCACAACTTGTATTAATTACAATATCTGCAGGATAATTGCAAACAGCCATGTCTGCTGTTACAGCTTCAAATCTACCTTCTATTTCATAATTTTTATTCATTAAAGTAGCTATATCTTTACAACCTGGATCAATATCTACACTTATAATCTTATTAACATTTATGTCACTATTAAATATTAAAGACGATAAAACTCCATACCAACCGCCATAAATTACAATATTTTGTGGAGTATTATTACAATATTTCTTTAAATTTTCAATTAACCAAATCTTACTACGAATTTGTCCTTTCCAAAAAGATTCTAAAGTTCTATAGCAATCATCGCTTTGTCTAATAGCATCCATCCAAAATAATATATCTTCTATCTTGATTTGCATTATTTCTGGTAGGGTCTAAGATACCGCATTGAAACATTATGTCCGTCGCGATAAGAAAAAGGGCTTAATAAATCACAAATAAATCTTGCAAACAATCTATTATCTTGTATTGATAAATGATTACTAACTTCAATTTTAGGATCTTGTTCGCAGTAATGCCACAAAGAATCTCTTATAGTCATTCCATGCTGCCAAATAAAATCACTACCTGCATTAAAACAATGGATATGTATTATTTTTTCGATACGTGGTGTTGTTTTCAATATGTTATCTAATTCTAGATACCATCTTATAGCAGCCCATTGATGATATTCTGGTGAAAAAAGATACTTATAATAGTTTCCTGCTGCTTGCAGCCAATTCAAATCAACATCTTTGTAAATATGTTGCTTTCGTGTATTAAGATAATCTATAACTTCTATAGGCGATAATGGCAAGTTCTTTTCATTTGCTAATCGATTTAAATCGGTATGACAGATAATAAGAATTTTAGGAGTATGTATTTTTATCTCTTTTAATAAATGCTCTCTAACAGCCCACCAGGCTCTACCTGGTAAACCCGTACCTCTTGGAATAAGTTCTTTATAATTGGAGACTTTTATTCCTTCATCTAGGGCAACTTGTTTAGCAACTATAAATGGCCAATGATCCTCATTCTCTCTATATAAACAAAAACTGTCACCTACTATTAACAAATCTTTCATGCCTTCCATTTTTCGCTCGTTGCGTCTTGGTGTATATATATCCTTATTTGTTTTCTGTCCTATAAGAGGAAATTTAAGTTTGTTAGTTAACATTATTTTTCTTTAGGTATTTTACTATCTGCACTACTTACACAAGTATCTGTAATACATATATTTGGCCGATTATTTATTTTAAATCCTGTTACAATATCGCCGAGATTTTGTTCTTTGCAACTATAACTTCTTTTAACTTCGGTATTTTTGATTATAATTCCTTGATAACCTGCATTACATTTCCAACCTTTAAATTTATTAAATCCAAAAGTATTTAACCGTTCTGCTTGATCTAACAAATATTTTTTATTTTCTTTATCATATAAATGTAATTGTGATATTTCTAAGCCTTTCCATTGTTGAACAAATCCTGTTTGCATTTTTTTAATATTATCAGCAGTGTATCCAGAAACAATCTGTGTTGCTGTAGTATTTGATTGCGGCTTTAAAGTTACATTTATCCCTAATTTAAAAAATCTTTCACATCTTTCGTAAAGGGAATCAAATTGTTCTGGAACCATTACTTGATTTATTGTAACAAATATATTATTATCTATAAGATACAAACATTTATCAGCAAATTCATCTTCATTAGCAAATTCTGCATGAAAACTAGCCGTTATGCTAATTCTATGCAAGTTGTTTGTATTTTTTACAAATTTATTCCACCATTTTATTGCAGGAGATAAATTAGTAGTTAAGTGTAAACTTTGATAGTTAGGAGTTGAATCAGACTGATAAAAATCTATTAACTTGAGTAAATTTTTGTAAGCAGTAGGCTCTCCTCCACTAAAACTAAAATGGAAATTATTAAAACCATTTTCATTTGCTTGTTTTTTTATGTTAGTAATTGCATCAATATAAATTTTTAGCTCCCGGTAGTCTACAATATCACTTCTAGCGTAAGGCCAACAATATGAACAATTATAATTACAAAATCTGCCTAAAATCCAAGACACTGTAAATAAATCTGTTTCTAATAATGTAGATTGCCCAAGTTTGATAATATTATCAAACGGTATACTTTGAAAATTGCTCATTTAACCATTGAAAATCATTTATTAACTTCAATTTGTCTTTGTCTGTTTTAAATTTGCTTCCAAATTCTCTTCCTAGTAACGCACCACTTTTGGCATAATTACCATACTTTTTGTCTAACCCTATGTCAGAACACCAAATGTTTAATCTTTCTTCTGACTCCTCATTTTCTTGCCGATCAATTACTTTACTTGCAAGTTTTGCACATTCTCTAAATGCACTTTTCCATGTACTAAATGGGTCTGTATTAAATACTGTTATATTTGATATAGCATCTACTAATTTAAACTTACTACTAATACTTGTGGTCATATCTGTAGAATTACGATCCATATTTATAGTTAATTTCTTTGGTAATAATTTAACACCACCGTATCCATATACCAAACCATTTATAGGATTTGAACTTCTCCAAACATGAACAGCATCTTGATCCCATTTAGCAACTTGATAAGAAAAATCAAAGTCATGCACAATATGAGCATCAGCATCTACTACCCAAAACATATTTGTATTAACTTTTTTTGCAGCAGCAATATGAGCATTATGGATTCCTTTAACATTTTCAACCCTGTGAATTACATAATCTTTAAATCTTTCTTCTAACATTTGAAAATTTTCATCTGCATTTAGTTCAAAATATGATATGTAAACAATATCAAATTTTTTAGGAGAACTTATGTTAAAATTAATTTCTTTTTTGTTTGCAAAAAATTTATATTCTAACTCTTTTTCATAAATTTGCTTATTTTTGTTTAAACAAATTACTCCGTCAAAATATTTTTCATTTTTAAAAATATGAACTAAATCTTTTTCATTATATGGAATTTGATAAGAAAAATTTAATTTAACATCTAAATCTTCTGATATAGCATAATAAAAATCTGTAGTAACTTTATCTCTTTTATGCATTAAATCATTATAGTTTTTATATGTAATTATATCATACTGTTTTGGAAAAGATGCTGATATTTCTATTTTTTTATTTTTTAAATAAAATCTGTAATTAAACTCTCTCTCAGTTATTCTTGAATCTTTATGACAAATTGATATACCATCATAATACTCTCCATGTTTAAAAACATGTACTAAATCCTTTTCGTAATAAGGAACTTGTTGTTCTAACTCTATATTTACTATTACATCAGAGTTAATTAGATAAAAAAAATCTGTTTTACAACTCTGCTTTGCTTCTAAGAAATCATAATAAGTATTACAAACAAATTTATCATATTTCTTAGGCAAGCTTGCAACAATATCAATTTCTTTTTTATTTGCAAAAAATCTATATTCAAATTCTTTTTTGGATAACAAAATATCTTTATGTACAATTATTATTCCATCAAAATAATCTTTATTTTTAAAAACATGAACTAAATCTTTTTCGTAGTACGGAACCTGATAATTAAAATTAAATTTTACATCTAAATTATCCCATATTATGTAAAAAAAATCTGTTGTACAAATTTCTCTTGCTCGTAAATAATCATCATACGTTTTACAAGTATATGATTCATAATCTTTAGGCACGCTTGCAACAATATCAATTTCTTTTTTGTTTACAAAAAATCTATAATTGCATTCTTTCTCTGACAACAAAGTATCTTTACTTAATAAAATTACACCATCAAAATATTTTCCGTTTTTAAAGACATGAATATATTTTTCATCATGTTCATTTATTTTAAAATCTAAAATGACATCATCTTTAATGATTAAATTGTCCCATAAAATCCAAAAAAACTTTGTAACTGATTTATCTTTTGCTTCTGAAATGCTAGACGCTTTTTTTAATGTTAAAAAATACTTCTTGTAAATTTTAAATATTTTATCTTGACCAATAAAAAAGATATCGTACATAAAAACTCATTATAAAATTACTTATACACATTACATAATAAATATCTGTAAATAAGGAGATAACGTGAAAGCATTACTAATAGGAACAGGATCTAAATGGGGAGAATATTTTACAAATTTATTAGCTAACACCCATAATTACAACATAGACTTAATTACAAGCTCAGACTATCCATCTACCGAAAATGTTACTTGTCATAAGGTAAATTGGTATAGCTTAGATTTACCTATGGTGCAATCTATCATACCATCTTTAAGAATCGATCCTTATGATATAGTTTTTTTCAATCAAAATACCGGTGGTCCGTTTGGTGAATCTGGTTTTAGAAGAGGTACTATGACTGGTTTAGCCGATTTCAATCAACACTTGTTTGTTAATTGTTATTTACCTTACATACTAATTAAAGAACTAACTGACTACATTACTCCTAATACAAAAATTTGTTGGATGCTTACAGGCTTAATAGATGGCAAAGATCCAGACCTTTGGCAATATTCAGGGTACGGAGCAGTCAAATCTTTTAATGTACATATGCTAAAAGGTTTTGCTAATTCACATCCTGGAATTTTTACAGGAATCAATCCTTTTTGGTTTCCTGAAGGGCAAGAACAAAATGATGCAGAACTAATATATAATCTAATACAATCCTTAACTGCAGAAAGCAATGGTAGAATGTATTTTAAAGATAAAAGAGAATGGGAATTATCCAGCTAAGTACATTCCTAATAAAGCAGTATATCTTTGTGCATCTAATACTTTAGGAACTGCATGATAAGTTTTTTCGGTGTTAGTCCAAAAAGTTCCAGTAAATGCTGTTCCGTTAGCTTTGTAATAATATTTAGAAGCATCAGTACCTTCATCTTCCCAATTATGGTTTTCATGAGAAAAAATAGTAGTTGTATGATTATCTTGTAAATTTATAGATCCTGCCCAAAAAGAAAACCTATTATCTAAGTGCCACGGTTGAGACCAATCTTTAAAATCAGATATAAGCATATATGCTTGTTTAGACCAATGATCGAGATTATTTTCGCGCCACCAATCATCGAAACCATAATGAATAGGATATCTAATTTTATCTAACTCTAAAAAAATTTTAGTTACTTCTTTATAAACTTTAAAATGATGCTGAATTAATAAATATTCTGATTCTTCACGATATTCTTTTTTTACTTGTTGCCTGCCTTTGTAGACTATTAAATTTTCAAAGGATAGTTGTTCTAATTTATCTATTGTTTTATACTTACTTAAAATATCAGAATGAACAGGATGGAATGTACATTCTATTATAGGAGGCTCATTCTGAATAACTTTATAACTTTTAATTCTATCTACCATTTTTCTATCTTGTATTCTTCTGCTAAATCATTAAAATATGGAACTGTTTGAAACAAGTTTTGATTTCTTTTACTATCAAATTTTTTTTGCTCTTTAAAAAAATCTATAATTTTATCTTTATCTTTTTTTATTGTCAAAGCTTGTTTATATTGAGAAATTAAATCATTAATAGGTATATGTCTATAAACTGGTAACTCTGCTAATTTTTGCAAACCTTTTTCAATTATTATATTAGGACAATTATTCAATATAGGTGTCCCTACAACAGGAATAAAGAAAAACGGTACCACTTTATTATGCATAACACAACATTTTTTTAGAAGTTTTGGAATAGATAATGCATTTATATTCTGTATTGTTGTAGCTATGCTTATTTGTACTTTTTCATTTTTAATTTTTTGCTGAATAATATTTAAATTCTTATAAACTTTGTCCCATTTTCCTGGCCATCTAATATATTCGTAAACTTCTTCTTCCCCATCTATGCTAACTTGTAAATTAATTTCTGCAAAATTATTCCATCTATCTATAAAATCTTCAATTTTGTTTACCTGTAAATTTGTACTATAATTTATAGCTATTTGATTTGCTCTATTATTTTTTATAATTACATCTAATATTTCATCATGGAAATCATTTATTAAAGGTTCTCCACCTAACATGTAAATACATGCTAAATTTTTTGCTCTATAAATTAATTCTAAAACTTTATCTTTATTGTCTCTACTTAATTCGATATCATTTGGTATCTCTCTACCTTCTATTTCTGCTAATTGTTTAGCCAATAAACTACTGCTAGACCAATTACACATTCTACATGCAAGATTGCATTTATTCCCTAATCCTATATCTAAATATCTTATATCCGAAAAATCTATTACTTTTTTCAAATTTAAGTTACTTACAGTATATCCATAAAATTTATTTTTATTTGCAACATCTCTAAAACTTCTAGTACCTGCACTTTCCATTTGCCAACAACGATTACAAAAATTATGTTTTTTATTTTCTATAAAAGTTTCTCTAATACCATAAATGTAATCATTATTAATTATTTCATCTACATTTAACGAATCTATATTCAATCCTGTTGGTATATATCCAGCATTGCAACAAACCCTAATCTCACCATTAGATCCTAAGCTTACACTATTAAATGGTAATACACAATAGTTACTTAACACTATCATCCTTTCCAATGTAACTATTACGCTTATTTCCTAATTCACCAAAGTCTAATCCGTTCCATTCTACTCCACAGCATTGTCCACATTTATAAGGACGCATAGATGTATTTCCTCTTTCATTATCCCAAGTATCAGGCAAAAATTTTTGAAAAGTATCTTTTTTTAATATATCCCATAAATTATTTTTATGAATATTAAATTCATCAACTCCTCCATCTAACTCTAACATTTTTAAATAATTTTCATCCGCACTCCTTTCCTTTTGATCTTGAAACGGTTCGGATCCTAAAAAACAACAAGGCGCAACAAACCCATTTGCGCTAATAAAAATTTCATTAAAATTTATATTATCTCTTACTTTAGCAATACTTCTACATTTTATATTAAGAGAATTTAATGGAATTTGTTCCCACTTATCTTTTACCCATCGTAAATCATTTTGAATATGTCCTTGTAAATTCCTAAAATCATCAATAGTTATACTTTGCTTATCTTGATTTTTAAAATAAGTTGCATCCTCAAAATTATGTTTAAAGACACTGTCTAATGGCTGTTGTAAATCATACAAATATTTTCCATTTTCAAAAACTTGATAGCTTCCTTGATTATTATCATATCTTTGCCATCTTGTTGTTCTCTTTACATTGAAATTTCGAAATCCCATCTCTTTAGCTAGTTGATAGGCTTCTTGTACCTGATGCTCATTGTGTTTAAAAACAATGTAATCCCAATGAGCTACTCCACCTCCATCAATAAAAGCTTTTGCATTTTCTATTATTTTGTTAAAATCTGTTTTCCGTCGATATAAATGATTTGTATCTGCTAACCCGTCAATACTAAAGGTGCAATAATTTCCTAAATTATGTTCTCTACGCATTACTTTACCTAGTCTATGCCACCAATCTGGTGTTCTTAAACTACCATTAGTATTGCAAGCCAAGCCTATAGTTGGAGAAATTTCTCTAACATACTCATAAATATCTACAAACTCTCTGCAAGCGCAAGGGTCTCCAAAATTACCACAAGCTAAAATTTTCTTTAAATTATTATTTAAAAAATCTTCAGGCCAAGAATTTATAAATCCTTCCAATGTCCACTCTGTATTAGCAAGAGTTTTTAATTCATATCCATCACTAGTAAATCTGGGACACATTGGACATCTACTATTACATTTATCAGAAGGTTCCCAGTGAACCTGAAACTTTGTACCATTAAACATTAAAATAATCCTTTAACATATAAAAATATTCTGGAAATGTTTTTTCAAAAGATTCATTTCTAAATTTATCTCGCATTTTTATTTCTTTACACCAATTTGTCCATGCAATATTACAAAAACTGTTTTTCGAATTTTTTAATAAAGCACAAATCATATCTTTTTGTTTTTTCCAATCCATAGGATCATACTTACTTTTTGTTTGGGAAATTTTTTCAATTAATTGCGATTTAATTTCCCATGGAAGAATTCTAACTCCTCTATGATCATGAACTGTATTAATATACATCCTTAAACCTTTTGCAGCATAGTGCTCATATGTTTCAAAAAAATCGAAAGCATTAAATGCACTTAAACTAAGACAGGCACCTACTAACCATTCTGTTTCATTTTTTTCTTTTTCTTTTAAAAAATTATCTATAACTTCTTCTGATTTATCCCAATTTGCCCCATGTCTTAAATATTCAAACTTAGGACCTACTCCGTCAGAGCTAACTTGTATATCTATAACTTTGAATTTATTTAAAATATTAATCTGTTTATCTGGGAAAATGGTTCCATTTGTATTATAATGAACTACTTGATTGTGACTGTATCCATTATCTACACAATACTTTAAAATTTTCCAATGTGATTCTATATAAAAAGGTTCTCCGCCTGCAAAATCAAAATGTTCTGCATATTCTAATAATTCTTTAATATCTTCCCAAACAAATTTATTATCTTTATGGAAGCTTTCTGTTCCAATTCTAAACTTATCCTGCTTCATAAAGCCTTTTACATCATTAGGACTTTGTAATTCAGCTTCTTCTTGTAACCACGGTGTACTATGCGTAGGCGCACAAATTCTACATTTGATATTACATAAATTGCCCATGCTTAAATCTAAAACAATTGGCAAAGATTTAAAAGATAAATCTAACTCTCTTTCTTGATATTTCTTATTATCACGTATCCGTTTACTTTCTTTACCTGCATCCTCTTCTTTCCAACAAGTAATACATTCTGGTATTCTCATACCTTTTTCTAATTGATCAGCAAAATCTTTTCTAGAATTACTAAACCAAAAATCTTTTATACTTGCTTCATTCAGACGTGTATGGCCTTCATTTGTTGTTAAGTATTTGTCTGTTAAACAACAAGGACGTATAGCACCGCTAGGATGAATACTTAAATTCATATACGCATTAACACATTTTGTATCACTCATAATTCTTATATACCTTTTCACATAAAAGATAAAAATCTGTATATTCAGGAAAAGTTTTTTGTAAATTTGTACCTAATCTTTTATCATTTTCTGTAAAAAATACATAAAAATCTCTCCTACCTCTTTTTATCAATTCCTCAGACACTGGGTTAGCAAATGCATAATCTCGCACTCTTCGCATTTTCTCAAACTCTACATCTGTAAACCATTTTTTATTTTCTTTTATAAAATCTAAATTAGCATCCATGTTTGATTGTAAAAAATCATTAGGCAAAATATTTAACATCCAATGTGGTGGTTCTTTTAAATAAGGCGTATCAAATTGCAACTGGTGCATAGGAATTTTCATTCCTAAATTAGATCTCCAATCTATAACTTTTTCTAAAAAATTCTTAAATGTTGCAACACATAAAACATTAAAAGTACACATTAAACCTACTTTAAAATCTCTACGAATAGCTTCTTTTAAATTATTTTCCCAATGTTCTGTTTTTAAACCTGTCCTCATATACTCTGCTTGCTCGCCCCATCCTTCAATACTAGTATACAAGGAAAAAGAACGTATTTTTTTATTATCTAATAAGCTTTGTATTCTTGTGTACAATCTATTAATTTTTTGTTTACTTACCCCTAAATTACTATTAAGACTTATATCTAACTGCGGCGCTGGTTCTTTTTCTAACAAATCAAAAAATTGCATTGCACCTGGATTCATTAGGGGCTCTCCTCCTGTTATTCTTAGCGTACTAAGGTCTTTTCTTAATTCAGGCCACCATTTCCAAAACGCTTCTATATAAGGATTATGATCTTTAGGTCGATAATATCTACCTGAATCTAAAAATTCGATCCCATATTGGTTATAAGTTAAATCATAATTACCATATTTTTCTATTTCTTCCATCCATAACGTGCTTGCTTGAGGACAACAGTAACCACATCTATAATTACATCCATTTCCAAAACTTACCTCAAGATATTTTGGATTTATATCGGCATCCCATGGCATCTTTCCTAGCTTTTCTATTTCATCGACTGCATAATCACTTGAACTATGTATCATTCTATCGCTAATATGATCTCCACCTAAATTTTCTATATTCCAACAATAATAACACTCTTCCGGCCTTTCACCTTCTAGCATTTTTTTACGTTGCTCTTTTTTCCAAGACGTGTTATGCAACGCACTAGGATTGTCCTTTATTTCATCTATGCTAATATGATGTGGTCTTGGATGATAACAACTATGATTATCACCTGTATGCAAATATAATGTTTGATGAAGCCACTTCATTGCACAAAAACCATTACCAATTTTATTCAGTCTATCTCTTGTATTTTTTATTAAATCAACCTTTTGCATTCTTCAATAAACTCTTTTAATTCAGGAAACGTAGAAAATATATCTGTATTTCTTCTATTATCATGTTGTTCAAAAAATAAATAAAAATTTTGCTTTGCTATTTTTTCTTGTTCTATATTTAGTGGCTCTTTTGCCCAGTTGTAAAGCCTTCTGATTTTATCAACTTCAAAATCTTTAAATCCTTTAAATCTGTTATTATTTGTCTCAGGGTTTTGTTCCATAAAATTAATACTTTTTGACAATTCTTCAAGCAAAAAACTAGGAGCTAATTTCATAGATAACCATAACGGATGATGTAACATAGGAACGTCAAACCATATTAATTGTCTATCATCATTTAATTCTATCCGTAAATTTAGTATTTCTTTTATAAAATTTAACCAGTTAGGCAAAGATAAAATATTTGCAGTAATAATAAATGTAAGGCTATGCTTTTTTCCTGTTTTTAGATAATCAACAATATTTTTATGCAAAACTGAAAAATCTAATCCATTCCTTATATATTCTGCTTGTTTACCCCAAGAGTCTAAACTACAAAACAACATAAAATGATCTATACAATTATTTTCTGTAATATATTTTAAGCTTTGTAAAAATTTTGACCATTGCTGACCTGGTGGACAACAGTTACTGGTAATACTTAAATTTAAATCGGCTTTCGGATGTTTTTTTATAAATTCAAACACTTTAAAAGTATTCTTATCCATTAAAGGTTCTCCGCCAGTCATCCTAAAAGTTTTTAAATCATTATATATATTTGGAAACCATTGCCAAAACGCAAGTGTTTATGGATTGTCTGGAGAATTATCTATTTTTAAGCTTTCTACCCAACTAGGATCATTGTGCTTTGAATCAATTAATTTGTAAGCCCCATGTTCTAGCACTTCTTTATGCCATTCTGTAGATAAATGCGGACTACAATAAGAACATTTAAAATTGCAAGCTTGGTTAAAATTAACTTCTAAATATCTAGGGTTAGGATTATCAGTTGGGCCTTTACTTAGAATATCATCTATTAAATTAGGCTCATATACGTCTTTACTTCGATATGCTCTATCACTTATATTTCCTTGATCTTCGATTTCCCAACAAAAAGAACATTCATTTGGTCGCTTACCTTTTAACATTAATTTTCTTTGTTCTTTTTTGTATGCTGTATTATGAAGAGCAGAGGGATTTTTATTCAATTCTTCTAAAGGAATATTATGCGACGGAGGATGATAACAACTATGAGTTTTACCCGTAGGTAAGTGTAAACTTACGTTATACCATTTTGCTAAACAAAAACTTGGGCTTACATTATTTAAAATATCTAAAATATTTTTTGTTTTTTCAAAATACTCACTGTTGTATTTGCCTTTGTAAAGGTTAACTTTATCACCTTTAATATCTTCAAGCACTAGCTCTCCTAATTACTCTAGGAGAGTTACTATACATTTTTTTAAAAAAAATACTTTGATCTTTATCTAACGGGTTTTCAGCGATTGGGATTGATAATTCTTCAATAAGATGGCTGCCCGTTTCTTTAATTTTATCTAGTAAATTTATTTCTTGTATACTTTCGTATTCTTCGTTCCACAACTTTTGTAAATAATCAAAATCTCTAACATTTACATAATTCCAATCTGTACACAAAGTTTTATATAAACCCTCCCGTGCACCATATATTGTCCATAATCCATTTTCAACATCTGCTCCTACCATGCACCAAATCATTAATCTATCAAAGTTTTGCCACCAAACCTTATTTATATTAACAACTTTTGCTCCTTGATCTAATGACATCTTAACTCCTTCTCTAAAACCTGATCTCCATGCTTGATAAGGAGTAAAATTTGTGTAGCTTATTGAATAATTTTCGTTGAATTGATAATATTTTTCGTCAAAACAAAACTCTACTAACCCTTTTTCATCAGTTGATACAGCATTTTCGTGTGTTTTCATGTTATTAACAAAAGTCTTTGTCCATAATTTTAATCCACCATTACCGTACATTAGATTATTAACATAAATTTTACCACACCAACTAAAAACATGCTGAGGAGTTAGATTTAATTTTTGCAAATCGATTTCTACTTGTAAAAAATCTTGATTAATAATATTATCTGCATCAACTGTAACAAAATATTCAGTATCAGAGATGTTTGCACAAGCTTTATGCGCCGAATCTGATCCTTTTACACCATGAACTCTTTTTGCCCAAGGAATTTTAGATATTAAATCTGTATAATTTTTTTCTGCATTAGGCTCATCATACGACAAAAAAACTATATCGCAATCTATTATTTTTATTATATCTGCCATTTAATTATCTCATAAAACTATAGGTATTAAACCTTTTATTTGTGTATATACTAAACTCTTTTAAATTAGCCTCCCATTCATAGATAAAAGGAAGTATAAAATAATGATTTTTTACTAATTGGTCTAAACTTACTGTTAAAGTTTTAAAAAGAATGTTAGGATTATTGTGTTCGCAAACACTAAAATGTAAAAATGAATCATTTAATGAAATATTATTATTATACAAAAATATTTCTAACTCTGAACTTATTAAAAATTTCCAACAAGTATTATCTTTATCATAAACAATAACAATTTCTGCATCTTTATTACCAAAAGGAACTTCATAGATAAGCTCGTTTATTTTAAAATCTCTTTCATCATACAATCCTTTAGGAATTAATTCATTAACTTTAGTTTTTAAATTAAATCCGACCATCCATTTAAATATTAATTCTTCTCCAGTTAATAAAACTTTAACATCTTCCTGATCAACTAATATATATTTTTCTGATATATCTGGCTGCTCGGGGGTAATTTTTAAAATATCACCGTTATCATCATAACAAACAAATAGTTCACTCATATCCTAAATATCTTTCATATTTACTTAATATTTGATCTGTAACAAAATCATTTTCGGTATAATGGAAAACGCCTGTTTGCTTATAATTTCCAATTAATAAATTTAAATCATCAGTAAGATAAGAACCAACTTGATTAATCCAACATTTACCCGGGTATTTCCATCCTTGCACATGAGGTTTCATATGAACAAATTCAAATAAGTCTGTTTTTAAATTTGTTGTTAGTTCTGTACAATTTAAAATTTTGTTTACAATTGCTACAGATAAGTCATAACTGGGATATTTTGGATAATATTCTTTGCAAAAAGATCCATAAAATAACTCCCAGTTATGAGTCACTAACTCTAACCATTTAAAAAACTCATGACTAAAATCTGATTTTTTAATAAAATGAAATCCTGTATAAATGTTAGGAAGATTGTTTTTTTCAAATGCTTTTCTATAATAATTGCTTGTAATAACTTCTTTTCTATATGAATAAGCTTTTGTTAAAAAGAATAAATCATAATTGTTTAAAAACTTCCACCACATATCTATATTTTGAAGAACTAAAGTATCAGTGTCTAACACAATAGTTTGATCATAAGGTGTTGCATGATATGTTTTCCATCTGTTATTAATTTGATAAAATGTATTATCGTTGTCGACCCAAGGTACAGGTATTATATTATCAAATAAAGAATTAAACTTAGGATCAACATCATCATTTGTCATGATAGATATTAAGATATCTTTATTTGTAACTCTAATACTCATGGCAGAAAGAATTGCTTGTTTAACAAATTCTTCACCTTTCGCATAAAATAAAAATCCTTTACTTGCCATCTAATATCTCACATAAACATCTGTTATAGCTAAATTTATTCATAATATGAATATTATGATCTTTCCACATTATAGGTGTATATTCACCATGATAATTTTCTTTTTCAACTAAAAATAATATTTCTTTGTTTTTAATGTTAATATTCCAGCAGATATCTTTATCAGTAGTGTAAAATAATTTGCCAGGCATTGGATAGGAAAAATTACCTGCAGTATATCCATTCATAATATGAATAGCAATACTGAAAGCATGATCATTTCTATATATAGAACTGTATATTTGAAAAATTGATCTATAATGATTCCAATTTTCTTGGATATGTTGCAGTAAATTAAAAAAAATCTTGTTTATTTTTGTTTTCCTAAAAAATACTACAGTTGCCCAATAAAATTTTACACTGCAATCACTTAAATATTTAAATTCTGAGTAATCTCTAAAATTAGCCAAATCATATGCTGTATCATATATTAAAAAATCATTATCTTGAGTAAAACAATGTTTATATAAATCATTAATTATTAAAATATCTGTATCTATTAGTAGTGTTTCGTCGTATGGAGATACATCGTATGCTAAAGTTCTAGTTTCATTTTTAAACTGTAAACGCCTTTTTGACATAGCCCCATCAAAATACGTTCTAATGCAATGATCTTCAGATTTACTCAGTGTTGTACTATCTGTTAAATCCTTTTCGTCCCACACAATTTGTATAATATTATCAAAAACTTTTTTTGCATCTGGAAAAGTACATTCTAAGTAAAAAATGCTATCAGTTACAATACTAGTAGGAAGATTTAAATGTGTTTTAGCTTGCTTTGCTAAAAAATAAGCTTGTTTTACATAATCAACATGAGAATTATTTCTAGCAAATAATAAAATACCTTTAGACATCCGTTCCTACTAATTTACCAGTTGATCTTTTAACCTTTAATAAATTATATTCATTTAGAAATTTATTACTTGCATTGAAATATAAGTCTAAAATATCATTGTAAAATTTTTCTAAATTTTCGATTAAAATAGGAATTTTATTATCATCAATTAGTACTAAATCTTCTTGATTTTTTTGTAACATGGTTGCACAAAAACAAATTAAATTTTGGGTGACTGTGAATTGTCCGCCAGCAAAATAAAAAATAATATTTTGATAATATTGTTCGATAAGAATTTTCTTTTGGTTATTAAGAGTAACCATATAATTAGAAAATTCAAGTGCTTTTTTTAGTCTTTCATCCATTAGATTAATCTCCTTATACTACATTAGTATATAGTATAATAGATTAATCGTCAAGATTTTATAGATTAGATTCTAAATTATAGGTAGGAGCAGGCACTGAAACATTAGAACCTACTGCTCGCCTAACTCTTATATAGCTAGACAAAGTTCCATTATTAGCCTCGTCAAAATTAGGATTCACACCAGCTTCGTCATTGTATTCAATTCTAAACCAAAGTTTATTAGTTCCTTCTCGTTTTGCTCTAATTTTATAATTATTTGCAGCATAAACTCCACTTCCAAGTTTAGACATAATATCTTGATAATTTACGCCTAAATCATAATTACCAATGTCGTATACTGTTCCAGAAGATCCAGTTTTAGTTGTTGTACTTGCTGTAAATTTTGTTGTACCTACAGCAGTAAACATAGTATTCCAATCTAAACTTTTCTGTTCAGTTGCGCCTGTTATTGATGCATAAAACCAAATTTGTCCGCCTGTATTAAAAAAATATCTTCTTGCATTTTCATTCGCAAATGTTATACTAATTTCATGATATATATTTGCATTCCAACCCGTTTTTGTGCTTGTTAAGCTAGTTTGTACAACACTTTCCATTTGATTATCATTAGCTACATCTCTATTATTTACAATAGTAGACATAATTGCATCATAATCCATCCATCCAACTGGAGTTTGCTTTGTACCGGCATCAATAATAGGATAGTTACCTTCATTATCTGCTACAATATCTGTCAGTGACGGTGAAGTATCAAAAATGTGCAAATGTGCTTTACGCATGTCAGAAAATAAATTATTTAGATGGACTGCTTGGATGGTATTACCAATTGATACTACACTACTAGTTAATGTTTGTCCATAACCACTGCTGCCACTTCCTACACCCATTACTGTTTCAATCTGCCCTTGCAGCAGATTATAATCAGAGGCTGTTATTTCTTTACCTGTAAATGCATTAATAAACGCCATATTTTATTTCCTTAATTTTTTATATTTAGTTCTTATTGAACAAAGATTTCTACTTTCTTGACACCTTCGTCTTCATTTGTTTCTAAAGCAGTTCCAACAATACACATTGCATGAGGTAGTTGTGCAGAACTAGTAACTGGCCAAACTGTAGCCGCACCGGCTGTAGTTGAGGTTACTAAAATATCTCCCTTATGTACTGGACCAACAACATTACATGGAACTCTTCCTTTTAATGCTATAGCTACACCCATAAGAGCACTATTCATTAAATATGCAGGATCTGTTGATACTACTCCTGCTAATTTATAATCACAATTAATTGTAGTAGTAGTAACTTCTTTTTCTCCACCAAATACTAAAACATAGCCAGGATCATACATTTGATCTGGCAAATATTTTTCAGCTAAGTCAGCATACTGAGCTTGAGTTGCTGTTCCAATAAAATAATTGGCTTCGATATTCCTGCTAGCATCTCTTGCAACAATAGTGCTAGCAACATTTCCGGTAGTTGCTGTTACTGCTATACCATTAAGTTCTAAAGAACCTGCTGAAGTTGCTCTACCTTTAAAATCAGTTGCGTAAACATTTCCAAAAGAAGCCGATTCGGATCCAATATCAACAGTGTTTACACCGGTAAGATTGTTAACATCTGCATAGCCGGGCAATACAACATTTGCATTCAATCGCAATGGCATTTTTTGCTGAGACAAAACATTATTAACTTGAAAGTACATTTCTGTACCTTGTTGATTAGAAATTAATGCTTTATCATCATTTACTACTCTAATTACAATATCATTTGAAGCACCAATTGTGAATCCTGTATCTGCAAATTCAACTGAGTCTGAAAAATTAGCCTCTCCAGATTTAATAAACTGATCTGCTGCTACTCCTCCTAATTTTTCTGCATTACTTGCTGTACCATGGAATCTGTGTCCTGTGCTAGTTACACCATTATTTGCATTTACAGTATTTTTAAGAGTTATGCCTTGTCTAACTACATCAAATCCTGGATAATCAGGAGAATCTTGACCGCCTATTGTAAATTCATTTGAGCTGATTATATGAATGATTTCATCTTCTACAATAGAAACAATTACAGCTTTTGGAGTACCGTTTGTATCTAGAATTGTCCTACTTTGAAATCTAGTTACAGAATCTCCTACACCTTGTGGCCCTACTAAAACAAAACTAGTACCATTGTATGCATACAATTGTTCATTATTGTTATCCCACCAAAAATCTCCTTCTGCTAACCCTGCTGGAGCAGAGTTATTTATTTCCGCACCACCAGTAGTTCGCCATTTTGTTCCGTCATAAAACTTTAATTTACTATTTGTACTATCGAACCAAATTTGACCTGCAATAGCTTTTGGAGGTTCATTGCCTCCTGCAAAGTTTTCTAATAGAAATATAAAATTTTCATTTTGTATTTCTCCATATCCTGCATAATTTTTTCCAACTAACTTAATATCAGTAGTTTGATCTACAGTTCCGTCCTCAACTACAGTTAACTGGGCCGAATTAAATTTATTAATTATGTAAGCCATTTTGACACCTCTCCTTTAATTAAATATTGTCCTTGTTACATACGTCCAAATGTTTGCTTGTGCGTTAAATTCATATATATAACGAACCACGATTAATTGCACAGTCCCTGAAGTATCACTATTTGCTGCAATATCTTGGACAACTGCTTCAATTCCAGTTCCTAATTGGTCTCTAACTGGAATATAACTAATTTGTAAAGTTCCTGTATTATTAGTTGCTACGGTAACTGGTATATTTTGAACTGTAGCCGAATCATATGATGTAACTAGTATTTTTGCTACAGTTCCAGCTTCTACAGTACTAGCAGGTCTTAACAATTCAATCAAACTTCTAATAGAATTAATTGGTCCATCACCAATTGATATATCATTAGGATCGGTTAAACCCGTTGCATCTATTTGAAAAGTTAACTGTTGTGAATTTACTAAAGTATCTACATAATCCTTATGTGTGGCATCAGTTAAATCTACTGGGGTTGCAAGTCCGGTTATATTTAAATTATTAAGTGTTACAGGACCTCCTACATTTATATAAAGTCCGGTGCCATTTATTCTTTGTATACTATTACCGTCAAAATATAAATCATCAATTGTTAATTCTGACAGTACACCGACTCTTTCTAAACTAAAAGCGTATCTTACATTAAGCTCATCTTTATCTAAAATTTTAGTTCCGTCTATCATAAAGCATGGCTGACTGTTAACTGGAGTAGTTGTTAAATTAAAGTTTTGATTACTAGACCATGCAGCATAACTTCTGTTCCATATTAAATCTTTAGATGAATTACTACTTCTTAAAATAATTCCGCCACCGTCTGCAGTTACATCGTCACCTTCTGTGCTATCGTCTAACAAGCCCAATTCAATATTTTTATCTAATACTCGCAATGTGGTTGTGTTAATAAATGCAGAATCACCTTGGACATATAATGATCCTCTTACTTGCATATCTCCATTTACATCCAAAGTATGCGTAGGAGCAGTTGTATACACACCCATATTTCCAGACGATGCATCAACATAAATTGGATTAATAAATGAACTACCTTGCCTTACTCTTAAGGCAAAATCAGCATTTATTTGTTGACATTCTAAAATACTTGTGTTACCAGTTACTTTTAAAACCACATATTCACTGTCTCCAACACCTACACTTAACCCTGCACTATTTTTAATTTTAAGACTTCCGATTGTAGTAGCATTTCCGTCGCTTGCCATAAAATTTTCAGCAGTTTTAATATTACCAACATCGTCTATTAAGCCTTTTGCACTTGTAGCAGTGCCGTTATACCAAAATCCAGAAGTGCCTGATTCATCGCTGCCACGTGCAACATTAAATCCTTTATACAATTTTTGTCTTGGTGGAAATTCTATATCATCAGGATCAGTAGAATACCCTGGTATTGCAAAATTTATAGGAACAATAAATGTCTCGGGGGAATATACACCATAAAGTTGACCACCTATAAAGAGTTTTAAAATAACATGCGTTATATTATTAGTATCAACTTGTGTATCAGTTTCAAAACCAGTTTTCCCTTGCCCTGCATTATATGTTGGCCCTACTAAAGTTAAATCCGTTCCATCAAAGAGATATAATCTATTATTTTCATTATCAATCCAAATATCTCCTGCAATTAAATTTGTAGGTTGCGAACTATTTACTATTGTTCCGCTAGCTGAGCGAAATTGTGTTCCGTCAAAAACTTTCAATTTTTGATCTTGTTTGTCATACCATAATTGACCTGTAAGAGGATTTGTAGGATTAGAAGTTGATGCAAAATTTTCTAGTAATTTTACAAAATTTTCATTTAAAAATTCTCCAAAGCCTTTGTAATTTTTTCCAATTAATGTCAAATCTGTTGTTGTTTCATCAACAATACCATCTGTTAAGTCAACAATTAATTCGCCATCAGTTCTGTTTATCCTATAACTCATTGATTATCCTTGTCCAGCATAAATTATGTAATTCATTGTTAAAAACGGGTTGATTACATCAAACGGTTGAGCTAAAGCAGTATCCGTCAAAATACTACCACTATTTGGCAAAGCTTGCCCTGCACCAGTTGCTGTAGGTGCATCATACAATACAGCTTCTAAATCATTAGGAGTACCTGGCAAATCTCTTACAGCATAATACTGATCTCCACTATCACCTCGTAAATTATGTTTATGGTCTGGTAAGTTATTTTTTTGAAGTGTAACTGACGAAGCTCCGCCAACTGCACCAATTGTATCTGCTGCTATTGTGGTATTAATATTTGCACTATTACCTCCCATATTGTCAGCACCTAAAGCAAATCTACCTCTCAAATCAGGTAAAGCAAAGTACCCTGTTTGCGGTATAGCCTTATATGTTCTTCCAATTATGTCAAATAAAGCAGTATAATCAGAAATTAAAACTTCCGCACCATCACACAACAACCAATTAACAGGAGCAGATAATCCAGCATATGGTACAATAGAACCTACTGGCAGTATTGGAACGGCTGCTAATAAATTTTGTCTTGAAATCTTTTTTAATCCAGTATTACCAGTAACTCTGTTAAACAAAAATTCGTCATCTGCTTGAGAAACTAAAATATTAGGCTTAGTTGCAACAATTTCATTTGATATTGTAGTTTGAAAGTTTTTTATACTGGTGCCAGTTTGCCCATCAAAAACAATATCATCTGCACTTACATCTCCGGTTATCCTAAAAGTAGTAGGAGAAGTAAGCTTGTCAGCAGATCCGGCCCTTCCACTTACTGTTCCGCTTACATTACCTTCTAAATTTCCTACAAATTTTGTTGCATATATATTTGCATATGGTAAAGTTTTTGCTCCTACATCTCTAAAATTACTTTGATCAGGTACTACATTATTAGTTTTTGTTTCTGCTAAAACAGTTAATTTACCTCCAATATATACATCTTGACTTACAGAAAGACCTCCTAATGTTTTTATTGCTCCTGAATTTAAACTAATTGCATTTTCTGTACTATTTGACGAAACAGTTCCACTGGATAGTATATTTCCTGTTACATCCAATGCTTCTGCAGGAGCTAAATTATTAATTCCAACTTGTAAATCACTATCTATTCTTATAACAGTCTGAGACAATCCATCATTTTTAACTTTTACATCAATACTTGACCCTGCCACATTGTGTTGTATAACCCCGGTATTACCCGAAACTCCGATATTTAATTCTGCATTAATACCATAGTTTATTCCTACGTTATTCCTAATATTAATTGGATAACTTGTATTACTAGTTGTGTCACCTCTTAAAAAATTTCCTGCAGCAACAGTGTTATTATTAACAATCAAATTTTCAGCTTTTTCAGCAATACCATAATATTTAGAAACACCTGAACCTGAAATGTTGTTTGCGCTTAAATTAAAACCTGGATTAATTACTGTAAACCCAGGAATTTTTATTTTAGGAGTAAAAGAATTTGTACTAACTATTGCCATTGTATTTGCAGCAATTTGTACTAACAAAATACTGTAATTTTGATCATCAGTTCCTACAACAATATCTGCAGTAACACCTGTAACAAGTCCTTGGCTGAATTCTGGGCCTACTAAAACCCAACCGCTTCCGCTGAATAGATAAAGCTGTTGATTATCAGTATCTACCCATAAATCGCCTAATAAACTTTGATTTGCTTCAGGTGCAGTTTGTGCTTTCTTTAATCCTCCAGCTGAAACCCAATTTGTTCCATCAAATACTTTTAATTGTTCTACTCCTAAAGTAGAATCATACCATAACTGTCCTTCAACTGGATTCGAAGGCGCTGATGTTGCAGAAAAATTTTCTAATAAATGTAAAAAATTTTCTGCAATTGCTGTACCATACGCAGTTGTGTTTCTTCCTGGCAATTTGACACTGGTTTGTTGATTAATTGTATTGTCTTCAACGTTAATTGTGCCTTTATTAGCTTCGTCCGTGTAAGGTATTGTATATGCCATTTATTATCCTTCTATTATTCCAGATAAACTTTGAACTCTTACAGTGTAATCTATCTGTATTAATCTATTTAAGCTTTTTTGAACTGGATGGAAGACTACATGCGTTAAAAGTTTACCTTCGCCATTTGAGTCCCAACTTTTCAAACCTAACTCATCAAAAACATATAAACTATTAGCATCTGATGCTGTATCAAATGCATCTTGATTAGAAGGTTCTCCATAATCTAATAAACAAGTTATTAGAACATCTGAATAATTCGTGCCACTTACGTGTCTAATTTCAAGTTTGTTTCTTATTGGATCGGTATTATTAATACTTCTATCATCAACTACTTTTGAGTAAGTTTTATTGTATAATGCTGCGTTAGTACCAACATTATTAGGAGTCAAGTAAGTAATTATTCCTGTAGGATCAACAATTGTACCCCCATTACCAAAATCCATTTCATAAATCCATCCATTGCCTGCATTACCAATACTCTTTGCCAGTGCAACACTCATATTCTCATAATGAATTGCATTTCTTTTTTCTACAAATATATCATTTGACTCAGGGTCAAAAATTTTAATAAACCCTTGTATTAGCACACCGTTTTTATCTTGTATTTTATCTGTCATTTTATATCCCAAATATATTTATCTTGGTAATTCTACCGTAAACGCTCTAATAAATTTTGCTAAACCATTTTCGCTTTCTGCAAGCGTTTTGCCTTCATCATTCCAAATTTTTCCTAACCTGCGAACAACAAATATTTTTTGCTGCTCTAATGGAGTATCTAATAATACTAAAGTATTATTATCTAAAACAAATTCTGCTGGTAACGTTATGTCTCCTTCATTAGAGTCTTGGCTAACTTCTTCTCCTATACTAGCATACTTATCTCTATTTTCAGTTTCAAGTTGGTAGGATTGCAATGTTGTTTTCCTTAATCTTCTGCCTGCAACAAAAACTTCAAATTCATTTACTGAATTAGCTACAAAATCAAGTATAAATTGATTTGAAGAACCATCTCCAATATATGTAGATGTTACAATCTCATCTTTATAAGGTATAACAGTATCTTTACTTTGATTTGTAATTTTTGTTCCTACAGGATACGTATCTTTTACTCCAGTACCTAAAGTTCCTCTTCTTACCTGTGTAATTTTATTATCTTGTTTAATAAAATATTCTATTCTTTCATTATCAATAAACATAACGCCTGGTACAATATTTTGAACTGCAGGAGTCGGTAATAGGTTTTGATCGGAAATATAAATATCTTTATCAAACCAATTCAGTTCTTGAGTTAGTTTCAATGTATTTGAATTAGCCAATACATGATATTGCGTTCTGTTTAATATATCCTTAAATTGTCTAAATCCAAATTTATCTTGGAAATTATTATTACCAAAATGTATTACTTCAACACGATCATTTTCTTGTAATCCACTAATTATCTTTACTTTATCTCTTGCATCATTTAATTTATAATCTATACTAGGAGTTAACAAAGTATTGTTTTTTACAACCCAAGTGTATTGATCATCAATTGCTTTTGATGCTAACGGTACTAAGCCTAATTTCAACATTCTATATTCATACCAATCTGCTGTATTTCCATCAAATTCAATTACAGCATTTACATTTGATATTTTTATTACATCGCCTATTTCTAATTCTATATTAAAATCATTGATATTAATTTGTGTCTGCCCTGATCCTTCAATTGTCTTTACTTTTGCATTAGGATTAGTTGTTGGTAGTATAGTATTGAAAACAGGATCATCAATTCTAATATTATTTAAGATTACTTTATATTTTTCTCCTAGTTCCAATTCTGCTGTTAATTCAAAAACAGTTGTTATACCATCTACTATGATCACAATTTCACTTGGTATGTTTCCTTGACTCAATGGTGTTCTTTCTACAACATCAAAAGTACTTTTCCGCATGTTTAACAAATCGTGATTACTAAATTGAATTACCCTAACTACATCGTTTGGATTTAAAACCCTGTCAATATATAAGGTGTCTGGTGTTTTAATAAATTCATTGTTATCAAAATAACCAAATCTATATTCACCTCCTGATACAGTATCAGACTTCAAACCAACAATATAAACATCTAATTGATCTCCAACATTACCTACACCATCAACTAGCGTTATTAAACTTCCTATTTGATCATATTCGGATCCTTCTTCTACAAATAAACCTGTTGACAATAAATTCCATTGTTGTAAAAAGGTAAGTTCTTTATTGTTTAAAAATACTCTTATATGTTCTCTTTTTAAAGAAGTAACTGGTACTTGATACAATTTAAGTCTATATTCTCGTTGAGCTGTTACATAAAACTTTTCTGAATATCCGCTAGTTAAGACTTCGTCATTTACTGACACAATTGTAAACCATTCTAAAGGTTCTAAGAAAAATGGTGTTTGTGTTAGTTGGAATGTATTTTCATCCCCTTTTATAAATTCATCTACAAAAACTGAACTATACAGCTTGTTTTGTCCAATAAATAATGCATATTTTAAGATTTTACCATTAGGAATAGCACTTCCTAATTTTAATACAACTTGGTTATTATCACCTTGTGTAATTACATGATCAACGTCCACATAATCAACTACTGCCATTGAATTAATGTTCTCTGACCATATTATGTTTAAATTAAATTCAGTATCTATTCCGTTGCCAATTATAGTATCGTAATCTAAAATATTTTGTCCAGATAAATCAAACCCTATTATGCTTATAAAAGATTTATTAATAGGCGGTGTATTAAATATTACATTACCATCTTGAATTTTATAATCTAAATTTATGTAATTAGATAAATTATTTACTTTTACAAAAATTTCATTTACTGATCTAAAATCTTCTCCTATTGCAAATGTGTCAAGTATTCCATCTCCAAAATAATTTCTTGAGGAAATTTTACCCAACCCACCAACGCTTCTTTCAAAAACTTTTATGTCTAATGTATCTAATACTAATCCAGGCAATAATTCTTCAGGGCCTTTAGAATTTGCAAGAGTAAAAAACCCATCGCCGTCTACATTAATATCATCTGCTGCAATTCCTTTTGCATTTGAATAATTTAAATTTCCTCCTATTAATTCTGTATCTAACTGCACATTACTAGGAACAAAACTACCATCGCTTGTAGCTTTTCTTAAAATAATCTGGTCATCATCATCTACAAAAATTCCCCAATCTTGTAAAAATAATTCTTTAGTTTCTCCGTCGCCGATAATACTTTCTATTACAGCATTTGGATTTTTTACAAGTTCAGGATTTGATTCAAAATTCGGATCATCTAATCTAACACCATTTTTATACAAATTATATACAATGTCAGTTTCGAGTGGTTTATCTAATTCAATAACAGTTGTAGAGCCATCTGTGTTTATAATTACATCATCAAAAGTTGTATCATAAATATCATAATATCCTGTTGCGTAAGGGTCAATGTCCCAGCCCGAAGCAGCTCCAAAGTCAAAACTTTTTACTTCAACTCCGCCATAATCTATTCCGTCCATTAATTGATTTAATTCTCTACCAAAACCTGTTGCAGAAGCAGTATATCCATAGTTTATCCTGTCAACTGCATTAAATAAAGCCAAATCAATTTGATAACTAATTATTACAGTAGAATTTATCTCGGCTGCTTCTACTAAAATAATTCGTCCAATTTTCCTTACGTACTCCTCTGTTTTTTCTTCGATATTTTCATATTCATATTCACTTCTTAAAAGTTCTACATTATTAATTTTAATTGACAGCGTTGTTGTATCTAAATTAATTGGCCATTTTAAATCAAAAATATACTTAGAACCTGACCCAATAAATGTTTCTGTTCTATTGCGATTAAGACTACTATTATATCTTGTGTATCTATCAAATTTTATTGCTGTTTTAATTGACCTAGGCAATCCATTGCCTATAACTGCTAATAGTCTAGCATCAGTACCACTTTCACCGAGTGTACCTGATATTACTATTGTAGGCGGACTGATATATCCTTTTCCAGGGTTAATTACAACTATAGCTGCGATCTTACCTTCGATGCCTAAACGTGCTTCAACCTCTGCACCCGAACCGCCTCCGCCAACAACACTTAATTTAGGTGCGCTTTCATAACCCTTACCTGGATCTGCGATAGTGACACTCATTAATTCAAACCCTATTGTGTCTATCCACATTCTATCTGGGTAAGTTAAAATATTTCCTGCTCCAATTATATTATTATTAAAAACTGTAACTTTATAAGTGTCGATCCTGTTTGTAACTTTATTAATTTTAGGAGATAAATCAAAATCGCCTACTAAACCTGGTATAGCCTCTAATTTTTCATAACTACTAACATATTCTCTAATTTTAGCTTTAAAAGGCTTTACTTCGTTAAAATAATCTTCGTAACTACTTAGATTGTCGTTGTTAAATGTTATGTCTTCTCTTAATTCTCCTGCATTATGTTTAGCTTTGACAAAACTTGTTTTGAATAACCAATCAACTCTAGATTGTTCAGTCAAAATATACCTTAAACTAGCAAAGAATAATTTGTTCCATTCAACAAGTAGTTCGTCGATGAAAATATCATTTTTAATCGTACTAATAATTATCCTTGTTTCAGTAGACGGAATACTGTCATAAAATTTAGCATCGTAAGTTTCGCCGTCAAAACTTGATAATTCATTTGTAGTACTGTATAATCCGCTACCAAATTGTATCGTACCATTTTGTTTTGCCACAATAGTATAATTATCTAGCAAAAAATCTTTATCGTTTGATACTTTTTTATACAATACCCAGTTTCCTGCTCCTACAAAATTTACTTTGACTATTTCTCCTATTACAGGATCCTTAGTTTCAATCTCATAAACGTAGTCAACAGTATAATTAACAAAGGTATTAGAACTGTAACCAGTAGCGTACCAATCTATATAATCCCAATACAAATTTGTATTATACGCTTGACTTCTTATCCTGTCCCATCTAGATGCATTTGAATTTCTCTCATATAAAGCCCATTTTCCTTGTATAGTCTCATCCGTAATAACTAATACTGTAAATTTTCTTACTTCAATATATGAGTTTGATGTAAACCCGCTACCCCCATTTATTATATTAACAGCGTTTATTGTTCCTACTGCATTCAATTGTATTTCTAGTTCTAAATCTTGTCCTCCGCCATAAATGGTAAATGTAGGTGGAACTAAATACCCTCTACCAGGATTGGCTACAATTATGTTAATTACAACTCCGTCTCTAACAACTATATCTAAAACTGCTTGAGAAGCTTTTGCAACTCCTAACAAATTTAATTCTAAAGCAGTATCAACCGCAGTATCATAAAGTCTTGTAACTGTGCTAGGATAATTTTCTTGCGATGCCAATCTATACAAATTTTTTAAATCAGCTATTAAATTTTCTTTACAAATTCTATTAATTCTAACAAAAAATTGTTTTAATGCTTCTTCTCTATTTTTAAAAAAACTTTGTCTTGGACTATTCAAGATTCCATATCTATACTTTTCAGAAACTTTTATATCAGGAACAGCTCTACCAGCAATATCATAACCTACTAAACTATCTATCCATTTAGATTCTATATTAAGATTAGGAATACTAGTTTCTAAACCATCAGTAATTATTTGATATTGTGTATGTAGATTTAAGTTTTGATTTACATCTTTATACCATTGTATATTGAGGACAACATCTTTATCATTTAACAAATTATCACAATTATATACTGTAAAACTATCAGATGTAACTAAAGCAACAAATTTATAACCTTCATTCTTAGGATTGGCAATTAGTTTAGATACATCATATGCTGATAATGTTCTGCTATCAATATTAGGAACAATTCTTTTATCTTTGACCCAAAAGAAGTATTTGTTTTTAAAATTTTGTTTTATTGAATCATAAACTCGAGAATAAGAATATACAGCATTTCCATACCTACTTTTTCCTGATATTCCTAAAGTAATTCCTTCTTCTGTACCAGCTAAAGCATCCCATTGTGTAGGACTAAGCTCAGATGAAACCCATTCATATACGTCAATCGTATTAGTTAGAAAGATTGCTGACCAAAAGTTTGTAGAATACGTTATGTCTTCTTGATAAGGATAATAAAATTTTGCATTTGTTAAATCCCACCATAATTGTCCTACATTCTTAGTAGTCCAAACTTCATTTGGATTTAAAACTACATTTGTTCTACCATCTGTCACATTATAATTTGCAGGATCATAATAAGTTTTAAATTTTAAATTTTCCTCAGCAGGTCCTGGTATTTTTCCTTGTAATGGATCTATATAATCTAAATCAACTAGCTTTCTATTGGTTTTCTTATTATACAAAAACATTTTTTTAATTTTTTGCAAATCTACAGTAGATTTTTGCTGTCTAATCCGTTTATAAATATCACTGCTTTTTCTATAACTTATAACAGTACCAAAATAATTTGGATTACTTGCTACTAAAGGCAGGCCAGTGTAAACGTGATTATTCTTACAAATAACATACTTAGAAAATTCAATTACAGGACTAAACGAAGTTTCATACCGTAACGTATCTGCAAAAACATAGAAATTGCCTATTTTTTCATACGTGTAAACTACACCAGTATTAGTAACTTCAAATTTAAAGAATTGATTATCTGCATCAACTCCTTCTTGATAAAGTGTTTTAAACCTAGTAAATCCGTTATCAAAAATTGTATTCCCATTGTCTATATCTACATATTCATAAGCTTCAGCATTTACAGCTCCAACAATCAAACTATTTCCACTTACACAAACAGTTGTTCCATACAACTCACCGTATTCATTTTGTGGACTGTACAATTCTGTTAAAAGTTCAAATTTTCCGTTCAATTGATGATAAACAAAAACAATACCCTGATTAATCCTTTTCCTATCATCTAATGGTGCTCCTATTACTATTATACTTCCATCTTCGTTAATAGATATAGACTTACCAAACTCTATTTCTTCATCAGGAGCAACTATATTTTGTGACCATTGATAGAACCCATTATTGTTTCTATAAATAGAAACAACATTTGGCTCATTTAAATATTCTGCAGTTGTAATTAAAACTTCACCATTATCCGAAACATCAAATCGTTTTCCAAATCCAGTTAAAATATCAATATCTGGAATAGCACTATCAGCATTAATATCATCTAAAACTTTAAAAACTGTGTCATTTGGGATTTGGCCAGTATAGTCAATTAAGGAGTCTAATTTAGTCCATTGGTTTATATTAAATTGGCCGCTTTCTACGTTAGTTATAGCCTGATATAATGTTCCTAACCCATTTGTAACTAGATATACAATATCTCCATATCTGTAATCATTTTCTGCAACAAACGAACCTTTAAATAATTGATTTTTTGCATAATCCCAACTATATTGCAAATTATTTTCTACGCCATATTTGACAAATATAATTTTTCCATATGCTTCTTTTAGAATTTCAAACCACGAGTCAGTAAAACTTTGATCACCAACTGAAGAATAAGAAAATTCACCCTTAAAATCTCCTGCATAATATTGAATTATTTCGTCAGATTCTGTAAGCTTTATACCTACAGTTTTTATGTATGTTTCTAAGCTAGATGTATTGCCATCGATACCTATGCTTGTAAAAAACGTATTATCAATATTATCAATACCTGTAATACTAAAAATCGTTACACTATCTTTATTCCATATTAAATTAACATCAACTAATAATCCGTTATCGTATGTCCTATAAATTTGTATTCCTGTGGCAATAGGAATTACATTTTGAAAGTCCCCTGCTGGTTGCGTCCACAATTTATTGTATCTTTTTGTAGAAGAAAATAATCTATACAAATCATTTTGGTAGGTTACCTTAACATTACTTCCAAACTTTCCTTGATTTGTTCTATTAGGATCTAATAAAGCATGTATGAATTCTACATTTGTTCCAAATCTTCTATAAATATAGGTCAATCCTTCGTTATAAAATCCAGATGCAGCACCTGTAGAATTGGCTTCTAGTTTAAATATTTCTTGCCAATCTAAATTTGTTGCACTAGGCGGTAGTGTAGACGTAGGAATACCTTGTACATCTTCATTTGAAAATATCCAATATTCCTCTCCTTTTAAATACGGATTGCTTGGAACTGCTAGATTTCCACCGCTTTCGAACACTATTAATTTTCCAATATCAGCCGGAGCATAACCTAAACTAATAGCTTGTACTTGTCCTAATATCCTTTGCACAGTGTAAATATCTGCTCTTCCATATGCATCATACTGGGGTGGATTATCTACTTCTAACATTTTTATTTCAGCATTGTTACCAAATAAATCTCCTTTACTCCAATTGCCAGTAATATTTTTTACATATATTCGAACATTATTTAAATTACGTTGATAATACATAACCTCTGCTTGAGCACCGGTTGTAACATCTTCAACAATTTGCCCTTGGTTGTAATCAGCTATTGTGCCTAAGGTAGGATTATACCTATATCTAGGCAATGGCTCAAATGGATTACCTCCTAGGAAAAATGTGTTTATATATTCAATATAACCATCCCATAAATCATATACTGGTGCAGATCGGTTTATTAAAGAATAAGGTATTTCAATATCAGTAGGTTCAACTAGATTATCTAATATTAATGTTGAGTTAGGTCTAGCTCCTAAATTTCCACTTTGGCTTCCTATCAAAATATCGTTTGTATTAAATGTTCCTATTACATTTGTGACTTTAATCTGGTTTGAATTAATTACTCCTTCAAATACTATGAGCGTAGCGCCTGTATTTTGCTGTGTTAAAACTTCTCCAGTTAAGACTGTAATTAAATTATTTGTTACTAATGTAGTAACAGTGTCTTTTAGATTGTTAAAATATACTGAAACTAAATCTCCAGAATTTAAAGTATCAGTTAGAGATTTAGGAGCTCTAACATAATAAAAATTTGATAAAATAGCCGCTGTTGACCCACCCGGTCCTGGAAATCCTTGCTGACTTAACTGGCCAATCAAACTATGATCCGTATTATTTGAATCTGTAACACTAGTTTTATAATCTAAAATATTATAGTAAAAGCTATTATTTCCAGTTGGAGTATTAATAACGTCTCTTACAACAAGACCCCTACCAGTATCCTCGTTAGTATCTCCAACAAAATAATCAGTTGCTGTTTGGATCATTACCAACCCGCCTAAAATACCAGTTGTATTAGTATCATCGTTAGTTGCTAATAGAACAAATTCTCCTACAAAATCTATGCCATCTATAAACAAACTGTCATCATCTACAAATTGACCACTTACTAAATTCACATATATAGTTGTAGCTCCATCTACAAACAAAGAATATACAACAGTAGCAGAACCAGATCCTGTAGTAACTACATCTCCTACTTGTGGAATATTAGTAGTTGTACTTACGTACAAAATCAACTGAACTTTCTCATATACAACATGTTCTTGATCTAAATAAGTTTTATTTAAGTAAGGAATCGTGCCATTAAATGGTTGCCTATCTACGAGTTGTATTTGAGTTTGATTAGCATTTGTTAAAGTATTCCAATGCAAATATATTCCATCTCCAGGTGCTATACCTTGATAAACATCAAATGTTACCCTTACTAGAAAATGATCTGTTGTAATTTGAGTAAAAGGATAATTTCCTGCTATTAAAAATGGTATTTCTTCGCTACCATACTCATCTAAATTTAGTGAATATAATAAATCATTGTAATTTGTAAAGCTGTCAAATAATGATCCTTCAGCAGTACCTTTAATTTCTACTGATGCTTCCCAATAAGCCCCGTTATAAGAGGCTACATTTCCAATAGCATAATCTTGATATATAGAATAATCACCTTTATACAATGTTCTAACATTTGTTGCATTCGGTGCTCCTACAATTAAGTACTTACTATCTTCTGAAAAAGAAACACTTGAACCAAATTTTTGCCCTGTATCAGCATATCCATCAGGTGGTTCTATAGTATCTAATAATTGAAACTGCCCAGTTTCAGATCCTCTTGAATATATATAAACTTTTCCGTCTCCGTCATTTGGAGCCCCTACTGCTAAAAATGTATTTCTAAAATCTGCTGACAATGAATATCCGAAATTAAGCTCATTGTCAACTATATACATTTTATTAAAATTAACATTAATTGCAGTTTTTTTGTCTCTTCCCCCTTTTGCTACATAATCATAATCTGGTATAGTTCCAACAAAATCACTACGTTTAATAGAAAATCTTAAGATTTTAGATGCACTAGCTAATCTTACATAAATTTTAGAAAATATTCCTCCAATTATATATTCTCCAGATTGCGTTGTAATTGGGCTTAAAGTTTGTATTCCAGATGTAGCAGTATCATCTATAAAAATAGAGCCTAAAACAAGTTTATCAGCAGACCAAGCAAATGTATAAGTAAAATCTACAGTTGCTAAAAATTCAAAATATTGTACTCCAGGTTCTAAGTTAGATATAACACTACCGACATCATAATTATTTTCCTTAACAACTACACCCCAATTATCATCTTGTATGTTATCAATCCAAAACTTTTGACCTAAACTAACAAATTCATTACTAACGTTATTAATTTCATTAGGTGACTTAACTCTAACTTGTTTAAATTCTGTAACTATACCAAAGCAATTTTCGTATTTTTCGCTAGCAATCACACCTAATAAACTCTCAGATATTTTTACAATAACCCTGTTTAGATAAACATCAACTACCTTAAAAAATCCATTTAGTTGCGATTCTTCAATCGTAACTAATCTAGAAGAATCTTCAACATCAAACAATTCTTTTTGTATTTTATAAATTCCAATTATATCATCTTTAGAAATACCTACTACCGTTTTTTGAAATGTTAATATAACTGTTACATTTTTATCGTCTACAGTATATCCTGTTAATTCATTTTCAACTTGAGTATACTGAAAAACACTCCAGTCTTTATTAAAATTTCCGATCCATATAAAAGAATCTTCTTTAATATCTGTTATATCTAAATCTAACAATCCGTCATAAGTTCCAAAAAGGTTGTCTACATCCGCTGGGTTAACATAACCTGCATTTTTTACATAACCTGTAGTAAATTTTTTAACAGGAAATGGATTGTTATTATAGTCAGCAGGCTTGACGTAAATATCTCCAGATTTTATTCTATAAATAAAATCTGTTTCATTACCGGCTATTTTGTCTGTTAATAATATAGGCTGCGGAGTTAATTTGAATTTTGTTTCATCTAAAATAACTTCTATTTCATCAAATCCCGATGATAAACCATACTGCCCATCTTGAATTCCCCATTCTTCATAAAATTCTAAACTATCTTTGTTAGAGCTTGCTAAAGAATCAAATAGTTTGTTTAATGAATTTTTTGAGCCTTTTTCTAAAATCATCCCTTGATAAAATTTATACTGAGAAACATCGTCATTAATAATATTTTCTAAATATTTTCTTTTTTGGTAACCGATTAAATGCTGCGCTAATTTCTGTTTATTTGAGTCAAAATTATCACTATCTAAATCATAAAAATCTGCAAATTGATTAATTTGGTAGTCAAAATTAGGATACAACCCTGCTGCAGGTTTGTTATCTAATTTTTTCCAGTCAGTAAAAACAAAAACATCTGTTCCAACTATTTTATTGTTAGCTGCATAATAGTACTCTTTATATTTTACAATATCACCTAAATTGTAATCTTTATATTGTGTCCAATCATTTATAGTTGCATCATCATATAAGAATCCTGGTATAACTAAAGAACCTGCCCAATTAGCTGTTTTATATCCTAATACTTTAATTCTTTCTTGCCGATATCCAGGTGCAGGATCATAAATTATATCATTAAATACTGTTTTATTATCAATAATGACTGCATGTTCGTATGTAATTAATGGTATACGCAATGCATATATGCCATTGCTGTCTAATGTAGATTCTATAGTAAAAATATTATCTGTTGATTTATTAATTCGCAAATCAGTAGCTGACAAAATTTTTCCATTAGCACCAAATATACTAATACCACCAAAAGTATTAAAAATGTTATCAACTGTTTTATCTTTTGCATTAAACTGTAATTGTTTTGCCGACGGGCTCAAAGTTATAAAAGAATTATAATCCCAATTTTGTGTTACCCAAAATAAGAACTTTTTAGCCATGTTTGACCAATCATACACATTGTATTCGTTAGTATCAAAATAATTATAAACAAAGCCTAATTCTTCTAAATATTTTCCATATCCTAACAAGAAATCGACTACCTCTTGATAATTTGAAAATATAACCCCATATTCTACTGTTGTAGGGTATTCTCTAAATTTATTTCTAAAAAATGCATTTATACCACCTTTTGCTGGTAATGATGGTAATTTTTGATACAATTCTAAATTAAATGTAGTATTAGTCACATGAGTCTCTAAAACTCTATAGTAAACATTCTGATAGCTAATTATAGACCCTTGAGCATATTGTGTATTTGAATCCCATATTGCATAAGATTCGCTAACTCCTCCTACATTTACGCTAGGATCATTACTTAAACTGTAGCTTTGATAGTAAGTAAAATAAGGAGATGTTAAATCATATCCTTTAATTAAATAACCAGCAACTCGTTTTTCTACAATTACTCCACTATACTTAATTTCATCAATTGGAAAACTTTTATTTAAAATAACGTTATAATTTTCTTCTGGAATGAAAACATTACCTTGATTTAACGGAGTTCTACTATCTAACAATAATTTAAATTTTTCTTTTTCTGTATAACCGCCTACTTTAAAAGATAATTGGTTTTTTAAATTTTGTATATTGTATTGGTATTGGGTAATAGACTTATAGGTTTGCTCTATATAAGCAATTATATAATTTAAAATGCCTTTACTTAAATTTTCTTTCGTAGGTAGCTCTACTGATCCTAATTGAATGAAGTTACCTATTGTGTTTTGACTATAAATAATTTGGCCTAAAAGATTTTTTTTCTGTTTAGATCGGTCAAATCCTGTCCCAAAGAATTTTGCTGGTTTGCATAATATAAAAGCTTTCATTAAAGCAAAAATATAATCACTAGTATTTTTCCAGGAAGATTCAATAGGCCCTCCATCTCCAAATTTAAAACTATTCCTTACATTAATACCTTGTATATTAAGCGCAACTTTTGAATCATTAGGACTAAGCAAATTACCAAACTCATCAACCGGAATCATATTTTGTAAACCAGGCCGGATATATTTCGTCTTTACAACAAATTTTGGATTTCTAACAATCCCTTGTTCCAAATCACTCCATAAAATAGTATTATTTTTTGTATAAGGTCCAGGACCATACTGCTGATCCCACCAGCTAGGTTTTTTATAAATGCCTAGCATTTCCCAAGGAGCAATATGCGGTTTGTCTGTGTCAAAAACAAATTTATAAAGTTCCCTCCAATAACCAATTTCTATTCTAGTATTATTTAGGTAATTTGAAAAATTATAATTAAACGTAAATGTATTATTGATATCTAAATAGGTATTTTCAGTGTAATCTAAACCAACAAGCCTAACCCATTCTAAAAAACTAGGCAACAGAGATTTATTTAATTGAGCTTTTGTAATGCCTGTAGTACGAAATAATCCAGGAATAAAATCATGTATATTAAAAAGTTCTTCGTCATAATTAATTTTTAAATTATTATAAATCCGTCTTTCAAGTTCTATGATTAAATTATCTCTATAATCTTTAAAAACTATAGTTTTACTACCGTCATGACCTTGAATATATGCGTTACCAAGTGTAAATTCTTCATACTCTATTGTATCTTGCCCTGCATTTACAAAATTATTTGGAACAAATAAAGGTAAACTATTTCCTTTTAACTCTAGTAATAAAGAAGAACTAATTCCATTGTTTTCTAAATTGTATGCATCTGCTTTTTCTTTACTAGTAAAAACTGGATAAAACCAGCCTAGTTTTTGATTTTGTGTTGGTTGATTTGCAATAGTCCCATATACCTTATACGGTCCAACTTTTTCTGCAGTATTTTCTTTATAATCCAATAAAAATTCAGGTATAAAACTAGGATATAAACCTAATTTTGTAGGCGTAGGAGGAACAAAATTTCCTATTGTAGTATCATATTCTACTACTTCTACTATATCATCAACTTCTTTTGTTGCAGTTAAAACTAAAAATCCCTCATCATTAAAAGTATAATCAATACCATATAAAAGCTGTTTATAATTTATATAAACATTTACTGCACGTAAACTGTCTGTATTTAAATCATATGGTTGCCGTAGAGCAAAATAAGTTTGATCAGGGTCTTCAATAACAAACGTAGAAACTATGCTGTTTAAAAAAGGTAAAGTATCACTTATTGTCCAAACAGTTTCTTTTCCTTTATCAATAGCTATTGCAGCAAGTATTTTATCAAGGTGAATTCTATCATTTCCTTCAAATCCTAAAGACTCAGCAGTTTCTAAAAAATTACGCTTGAATTTTCCATACTCTTGCCTAGCATAATCTATTGCTTTAAAAACATTATTATCATCATCTAATATATGATACAAGTAAAAATTAGTAGGAGCAGTATGTGTAATAAACTTTGTTCCAAATTGGACAACCTTTCCTAAATCTCTTAAATTACTTATACCAGGAAAATCTCCTCGAAAATTTGGTAAATTTTCAATAATAGAACTAATGTGTTCATTAATTTCTCCTAACGTAAAGTTTTCTAGCAAATCGTTATTTGGATTTCTTTCCAAATTATACGGAATTTCATAAAATCCTTGCCTATTATTTTTAACTACAGAACTATGTGTTTTTAAAACTATTACTGAATCTTTAGTAGGAACACTGTTTAAGTTAACAAATAATTTTTCATTATTAACAATTTCAAGCATATAATCTACGTTTTCTTGCAAAAATTTATTATTTAAGAAAACTTTTACTTTTACATCATTAATAAATCTAGCATTAGAATAAACATCTACTTCAAATTGCGAAGAAATACCATTTGCAACATATTGTCTCATTACAAATTGTTTACTATCTCCTACATGTTTTTCATAACCATTTAAATACTCATATGTTGTTCTATCTAAATATTTCCTTAATAGTCCAAATTTTGTAAAATACTGTAACACTTGATTAGCAGAATTAGTATAATAAAAAGAATCATTTACTAGGTCAAATCTAAATGTTATATCACCTACATTCTCAATACTTTGATAACTCAATGCAATACCGAGTTCATTATCAACTGTACCTGTACTTTCTAAATAAGAAAATATTTTATTTCCTGTAAACTGACTTGAAGGATAATAATTTAAGTCTTCTAAAGGTTGATCCGTCTCATCAAACATTGCAAATAATGGGGCTTGATTTACCTTTACTTTTTCTTGGCATTCCTTCCATGTATTATTTGTAAAATAAAAAAACTTACCTCTATACGTATTTCCAAATCTTACAAGAACTGTTTCGTCTTGCAATGGACTGGAATCTGCTGGTTCTCTTAACGTAATTTGTTTTACGTTATTAATTGTTACAAAATTAATTGTATATATTTTTCCTTTTACATTTACATCTGTATCTGCAGCAAAAAGCACTCTCATACCTTCACTTAGATCGATGCCATCTATATTATATCCTGTTGTTCCTTCTATATTAGAAAATATGTCTTTTGTAAAATTATCAATAAGATCTATATTTTTTTTATTAGCAGTACCAAAATTAAATAATTTTAAACCTTTCTCAAATTCTATAATAGGTCTTGAAGCTCTAGATGTTTGGTCTATAGTTTTTTCTTGCTTTGTTAGTTTTATTGATTGCTCAACAACATCTTTATGAAACCACCTATTGTACCTACTCCATAAATTACCATCTTGTGATCCCCTATTGATAAGAATATAATCTTTTGTGCTAGGAAATCCTAATGCTTCACTAAACGGATATTCGTCAAAACTAATATCATCAAAAGGCACTACTACATCATCTACAAATGATCCACTCACTGCTAAGTTTTCTTGATTT